TTCAACTACGATTGTGACGACTACTACGACGATTGTGACGGCTACGACGATTCCCGCATGGAGTTCGCGGATCCCGGCGGCACGTCAGCGTTGCGGGCGGCTTCGAAGAAGAACCCTCGCAATCTGCCCTGCCCGAACTGTGGCGAGGCGAATAGGCTGACGCCAGCTGACCGAGCTCTTGGATATCAGTGTGATACCTGCGCTGATCAAGATGAGAGAGGAGGATACTGATGGAAGTAGGACGAAACTATCATATCGGTCGGTATGATAAAGGTCAACCACTATTTCTTCTATGCAAGGAGGAATTCGATGAGTGGACCGAATATCAGGTCCACTCCACCCGATTCACCAAGCATGAGGCGTACATCATGGTACGTCTGTGTAAGATGCAATTCGGTGACCATTTCTGTATGGTGGAGAAAGTAGATGATCGAGATCGTTCAGAAAGGAAGTAAAATGAAGTACAAAGTCTATTGGTGGGATCCGACAGATACTTATCATCTTGAACGTGAGTTTGATGATCCTGTCGACGCAACTGAGTTCGCTCTTGAATTCACGCGGCGGCCCGGCATTGTCCATCTCGGAGTAGCCAGAATGGTGAGGGTTGTCGACTCTGAGGATATGACGAACTTCGAGTGGAAGCACGGGGAGGGCATCACGTATCCAACGAAGGAGATGCTCGATCAAGAGCTGAAAAAGAAAAAGTGAAGCCGAAGCAGATCAAGCGGCCGGAGAGAAACTCCGGTCGCGAGAGACAGATCATTGGCCATAAGATTTAAGAATATCTGCGAATATATTTATCCGGAGCGTCGGTCGGTGAGACCGGGGCTCAGCGTATATACTTTATATATCCGTCCGTCGGTGGAGACGACTCTCAGAGTGGCAACTGATGCTTGCATCGAGCCATGCTTTATGCTATATTGTCTATGCTACATTGTCTTATGCTGCAAATCAATAGAGGAGATCTTAAATGAGATCGCTTCATAGTATCAGAATGGCCTTCCTGAACATGAGAAGACACGGTGCAATCAAAAGTTTAGAGGAGCGGTCGTTAGCAAGTAAGAAATCAAGCCAACGATCTGAAGATCGGCCAAAGACTCGACCATCAACTCGACCATCAACTCGGCCAGAAACTCGACCGGCCAAAGACTCGACCAAGAACTCGACCGGAGAGCAGGCATGAGCATCGATCAAAAGCAATGGGTGCTGTACTTCGATTTCCTAGATGCCTTGCGCATTTCAGGGATCACTAACATGTTCGGTGCGGGTCCGTATCTAGTAAACGAATACCAGATCGAACCAGCTGAAGCACGGAAGGTTCTAAACGCTTGGATAAAAACCTTCGGTGATGGTACTGAGTCAGCAGAAATCAGAGTTCAGAAAGTCTAACCCCGGAGGTACTTTCAGCCGGTTAGCGGGTGAGTCGGTATAGAAAGGTGACCTGCGGTCCTCCGTGGGTTTGATGGTTGTCCCGTACAAGGTCACCGACATCCGCCTCTGGAACCAAGGTGTAGAAATACACCTTGGTTCTAAAATCTAAGGGAAGGAAAAAGTAACATGCCAGAACCATATCTGTTGATCCCAGATGCCTGCGGAATCTATATCCCTAAGAACTTCGCAAACATTTTTGCGGAACGTGTCTTTAAGATAACAGGTGTCGAAGCTGAGACCTGGGGAATCTTAGAAGCTGGCCCTGATCACGAGCACTATTGGGAGGCATGGGAAGAGGTCGAACGTGACGCCGTTGTAACGGGTCTCAACGGACAAGAGTATTTTGTCCACCACATTAACGACTGTTGGTTAATCCCGAAAGGGATGGAGTGGGATGAGAAGACTGAATGGTGGAAGTGGCCAGCAAAGGAGGATTAAATGTCCAAAGCTTCACCTACTCTTGCTGATGCTATGATAAGGGAGTGGTCGCGCCCAGACTATCGTGTTATCGATCCAAACAACTGGATAGCAACTCATATCGCAAAAGCACGCAAGTTTGTTCTCGACAACAGCATGTCAGCATTTATGGCTGATCTAGGCTATCAGTCATTCAATGGTTGTCGTACTACTAAAAAGAAAATTGAATTAATCGAAGGTATGCGTAGGATGTCCCGGTTACCACATGCTCTAACTTGGATTGAATTCAATAAACTAGAACACCGACGGCGGGTGAAAGAAGTATATCATTCCGATATTGACGCTGGCCCAGATGACGTTCCCGATTTGTGTGGTTGGCTTCTAATGCAACATCCCACAGTCGAAACTGCTTTTATGGCACTTCATACTACATCCCACGCATGGACTAATGAAGGACGTGTTGCTGTTCCCAACTGTGGACAGTTTGCTTATTCTTGGACTTGTGATGATTCAACCCCACCTTGGCCTCGCGATCCATTTTATCATCACACTCAGATAGCATATCAAAAACCTGATAAGACAGCATTCGCTCAATACACTAATCAATACGCCGGAAGCCCAAAAGGACTAGTAACACCGGCTGCTGTCCTAGTTGGTTTGCCAGAATACATCACTGAGACTGTATCAATTAACGCATGTCCAGGTTTTTCAGGTGAAGCACACGAAGCATTCAAGAGAAGTGATCGTTGGCAATTTAATCCACTTGGTGAGATGGCACACGATATGCGCTATCTCTGGAGTCTGCTATCCACTATTAATGAGTTGCCTATTTCGCGAAAGGAAATCAGGCCTGATAAAGGATATGTATCTCGGGGACGCTACAGACGTTTCAGCGAACACACTGTTATTAGTCTAACAGTTCCAGTCAAACGTTATCAAGTTGTTGCCAAGCGCGCGATAGCAATCGCTCGACGTAGAGGGCATCAGGTACGGGGACATTTCCGCAAGGACCGTTGGCATCCGGGCGAGCACATCTGGATTCGTGAGCATGTTCGTGGGGATACTTCCCTTGGGTTTGTTCTGCACGACTATGAAATCTCGAAAGGACAAACTAATGACTGAACAATGGAAAGACATTGAAGGTTGGTCGTTACATCAGATCTCTGATGAGGGACGTGTACGAGCATTACCTGGAGCAAGAATGAAAGGCACATTTGCTATGAAAATAGAATTGCGTATTCTAACTCAAATGGCTACTGGATATATGGCGATAGCTAAAGGTAATCGTTATCTATATGTACATTCGTTAGTTCTAACAGCTTTTCGAGGTCCCCGTCCAGAAGGTGCTCAAAGTCGTCATCTTAACGGTAATCCTACAGATAATCGTTTATCTAATCTCCAATGGGGTACTCGTAAAGAAAACGAAGCTGATAAAGTTGATCATGGTCGATCCAATCAAGGTACACGAAACGGACGATCTATATTGCCAGCAGCACATATAAAAGAAATTCGAGAAGCAACTGGATCACGTGGACTTGTAACAAGATTAGCTGAAATATATGGAGTATCACATACAATAATTTCAAACATTCGATCCGGAAAAAGCTACAGTAAGGAGTAGTGAAATGATGAACAAGAATGAATACGAGCGTTGGAAACAAGAACAGGCTCTCAACCGGTACAAAGAACGCCAAAAACTCAAAGATCTAATAAAGAAATACAAGCCCAAAAAACGAACCAGTATTGATACTGTCTCTGGTGGACTACCGTCATTAGGTAAGCGACGATGATCAGTTGGGATAACATGAAAAAGTTATATGTGATAATGATGCAACATCCTATATATCCTCAAATGCTTTATAGGGGAGAAGTAATAGCTGAGAATCTTGTTACCGCTAGGCAAATGGTTCAAGAAAAATGTCCAGACTATCGGTTTTGTTGGTTCGGAGATTTCTTCCTTCCGGAGGATCAAAAATGAAATTCCTATTTGATATGACACACATCAGAATTCTACATACGGCTGCTACTTTCGAGGAATTACTCTTCGATGAGAATAACTTTCCTCCTCATCTAGCTAATATTCGAAGCTTTAAAATCGAGGGAATAGACGATCCGCTATTCCTAGGCAGCCAACGCGATTGGACAGAGATTAACCTGCGGCGGCTTTACGTCTGGATGAAGCTGGAACCTCCACTCGGTCCTACTAAAATGGACGCCACAGCTATTCTGTCTCTGCGGACGCAGCTTCGAGCCGCGATGGCTAAGGGACTACGCCTCGAACCTAGCAAGCTCCCGCAACTAACTACCGTGCTCTCTACAGTCAGCGTTCCCCCTCCACCTCTTCCCCCTAGACCCCGAACTGCATCGCGCGGATCTGTGGGACCAATTATCCATAATGTGGCGACAAAGATGTGGGAAGAAGCGGGGCAGCCCCAAGATGTTTCAACTATACTCCAGCTACGTCAGAAAATTATGAAGGTTCTTAATGACGAGCATTCGATAAAGATGACAACTAGTTCTAACGAACTTGGTCGCTGGCAAAAGGGGCTTGTGACTATCAAAACGGTTGAACCCCACATTTAGGGGCTTGACCACCCCATCTTCATGTGCTATAGTTTGCGTCTTCCCTATCGCTTTCATTCGTCGTCACGGGGCTGCAATGACAGACGATCCGCGGCTGGTTCAATGGCGAAATCTCCCTATGGAGATGCGGCTGAAAAAGCAATGGTTGGTTGCAAGTCCAGATAAAAAGCCTCTCTTTTATAGAGACAACCAATTCTACAATGGTTCTGTCTCGAAGCATCTCAATTCACAATGGATGACGTTTGAACAAGCCACTACTGTGGCTCTGACGTATAGTCTAGCAATCGGTTTTGTTATTATGGAAGGGGATGATATCACATGTATCGATCTTGATGTCAAACCCAATACTACAAAAGAGTCACTTGATCTATTCGATTCCATTGTTCATTCGTTCGACAGCTACACAGAGAGATCAATTGGGGGTAACGGGATTCACATCTGGTGTAAGGGAAGCATTGGTCTCGGTCGCAAGCGGGACGGAGTAGAGATCTATAGTCAGAATAGATTTATGATCTGCACTGGCAACGTTCTACATCTAAAAGAGCAGTTGGAATCTAGACAGGACAAGTTGACTAATATGATTAGTCAGATGCCCATGTCTGCAGACTATAGTGAAATCGTTCTCGAAGAGCTTCCACAACTCGAGAGTGATGAAGACATTGGTAGAAAGCTATGGGAGATTGATGATGCAAAGATGCTCTGGCAAGGAATGTGGCGTGAACTTAATCACCCTTCACAGTCTGAAGGCGATCTTGATTTAATGATTCATCTTGTTCGTTTCACTCCTTCTAATGAACAAGTCCACCGCTTGTTCCGTCAGTCTGGTCTTGGAAAAAGAACTAAGGCAAACAGAAATGATTACATCCTTCGCACATTGCGCCATGCTCGTTACATTCGTCAGAACGAGCTCATTGACATCGAAATGGGGAAGCGTAGTTCTGAAGCTATCGCTGCAAAATATGATGCTGAGCAAGCTCGTCTAACTGCTTCTGGAACTATTGTTTATGACTACTCGGAACAAACAATTGATTATTCTAATCAGACAATCAATTATACTGTTGATGCTGAACCTCAACCAAAGGAGGAAGATGAATATATACAGCCTGGATTTCCACCCGGGGGACTTGGATATCTAGCTCACTATTTCTATCGAGGATCGATCTATCCAAATCTTGAATTCTCAGTAGCCGCTGCAATTACTGTGATGTCAGGCATCTGTGGGAGAGCCTGGAATACATCTACATCATCAGGATTGAATACCTATAATCTTGTCGTAGCCCCATCTGGAATGGGTAAAGAAGAAATGCAAAAAGGTATTTCTAGATTGGTTAAAATCTGTGAACAGAAATTTCCTATGTTCAAAGACTTTTTTCATTTTGGACATTTTGCAAGTGGGCAGGGACTTGTGAAACATTTTAATCCAACAAGAGCATCGTTTGCTCAAATTATGGCAGAATTCGGAGCATTAATAAAAAGATTTTCGAACGGTCGCGATGAAAATATGCAAGGTCTTATGTCCGTAATGCTTGACATACATTCTAAATCAGGACCTAATTCAATATCGAATTCAATTATTTATAGTGATTCTACTAAGAATGTACTTTCGATTAAATCTCCAGCATATAGTATTCTCGGTGATACTACTCCAGAAGTTTTTGAAAACATCACTAGTTTTCTTCTTAATAATGGATTCATTTCACGATTTAATATTTTTGAATATAAAGGCCTTCGTGGTGATATGAATGAAAATGTAGATTTTGCAGTTGATTCTGAATTTATAGATTATTTAGTTATTCTTGCTAGAGTTGCTGATCTAATTGCTACTCAGAAACGAGATCCTATTATTGCTAGATTAGATTCAGAAGCTTATATTCGACATAGTAATTTTCGTAGATATTGTAGTGAAAATTATAATAAAGCTGTTCTTACTAGAAATGGAGATATTGAACATCATATGTGGTCTCGCTCTCTTGATCGAATTAACGTCCTAGCAACTCTTGCAGCAATTTTAGATACACCCCCACCGTCATCACAAGGAATTGTTACATCACCACTTGTCACAGAAGCTCATTGGGATTACTTCGAACGAATGGTAATGAATGATATAAATAATTTTAAGACTAAACAAGAAGCTGGAGATCTGGGAAGTGGTGACGATGTTAAAACTAAGAAACTCGAAAAAATCATTGATGATTATCTAAATAGAGCAGTCTCAGGAAGTTATAAAATTAAAGCAGAATTACAAGCTTCTGGAAAAATTCCATATAGTTATATCAGACAAAGAATGCAAAACATACCTTCTTTCAAAACTGATGGTAACTTTGATGATAGAAAATTAAAAAGCGCAATTCAAACTCTTATTCAGATAGGACGACTTAAAGAGATTAGGGATCCCATGGAAAAAGGAATGGTATCTGGAGATCTTTATTGGGTCAAAGGAACTTAATTGATGCTTGCATCTAGCCATAGGCCATGCTATACAATGTTATCTGCACACTAACATAGGAGAGTTAGATGGCCTTAATTCCAGAACGCGAAGTCACCGTTGAGCACCTCAAAGAATGGTACGCTGTGAAGGAGGAGCTCGACAAGCTGAAGAACAAAGAAATCGTTCTTCGGCAGTTTATTGTGGCAGGATTGTTTCCCGATCCACAGGAAGGTGTCAATACCTACCCCATCAATGACGGAACCGGCGCCGTAGCTAAGGCGACGCACGTCCTCAACCGCACTGTGCAACTGGAGCCGCTCGAGGAGCTGGGCAAAGCACTGGAAACTGACAACAACTTGCCCAAGTTGGATCTCAACAAACTGATCAAGTGGAAACCCGAAGTTGCATTGAAAGAGTATCGTACTCTAACAGACGAAGAGCGGAACTTGTTCGATCAGATACTTGTGATCAAGCCGGGAATGCCGGGTTTAGAAATCATGATTCCGAAGAAAGGGAGCACTGGAAAATGACACTTCGATTCTCTACCGCTGCTGATGAATCCTTAGCCAACGGGATCAAGGCGCTTGTGTACGGAAGTTCGGGAGTTGGAAAAACAGTTCTCACTGCCACACTCCCGGCCCCCGTTCTAATCTCTGCAGAAGCTGGTGCCTTATCTCTCCGTGAAGCTAATCTGCGGCGCTTGTTTGGAGATGATACTTCCATCTGCTACAATGTTCCGATCATTACTGTCCAGACATTGCAAGATCTACGTGATGCCTACGCCTGGTGTGTCCAGAGTTTGGAAATGAAGAACTTCCAAAGCATCGCGCTGGATAGCATCAGCGAGATTGGGGAAGTGGTTCTCAACAATGCCAAAGGTACTTCTAAGGACGGCAGAGCAGCCTATATGGAACTGATCGATGTAATGGAACCTCTCATTCGGGGGTTCCGAGACATCCAAGGCAAGAACGTGTTCGTCTCAGCAAAAATGGAGCCGATGAAGGATGAACTAACTGGTATCGTTAAATACGGCCCCTCGATGCCGGGTGCTAGACTTGGGCCCAAGCTCCCCTATTTCTTTGATGAAGTATTCAGACTTGGAATAGGAAAGGATCAGCAGGGAAAGGAATTCCGTTTCTTGCAGACCCAACCTGATCTTCAATACGAAGCGAAAGACAGAAGCGGATCTCTATCCTCTACTGAGCCCCCGCATCTGCACTACATTTTTAGCAAGATCATGACAATCCCGCAACTAACCCTTCAACCCGCAGCCGAGTAGGAGGAACCCGATGGTTCAACTTAACTTCGATCCAACCAAGCATACCCCTCTCGATGGTGATGTACTTCCGGAAGGATGGTATAACTTCATCATTGATGAATCGAATGTCGTTCCGACGAAGGACGGCAATCCAAATCATCTTCGTCTGGTTCTGCGTTTCTCTGTTATGGATGGACCCCAGCAGGGTCGCAAGGTCTTCAATGGTCTGAACATCCGACACACCAACATTCAGACAATGGAGATCGCAAATCGCGAACTCAGTGCTATCTGCGCTGCTGTCAGCATACCTTATCTTCAGGACAGCCAACAGCTCCATAATCTCCCG